CGCAAGTTCAAATGTAGTAAGTAGAGGTGCATACGCCGCTGCTCCCGCTGGAATTAAGGCTAAATTAACCGGTTCTTATTTTACAGCCGCTCAACAAACATTTAAACTCACTGTAGTATCTCCGGGTGAATATGTAAATACATCACTCACTTCTATTGCCTCTAATAATGGAGTAGGAAACCCTAATGATGACTCTACAGGAGGAGTATTGAACATAGGAACTAGAGAGAATTTAAGATGGGAAATCAGAGACGTAAATACTGATTTAGGTACTTTTGATTTGTACATAAGAAGAGGAGACGACAGAAGCAACAGAAAAGTAATTGTAGAACAATACAATGACATGACTCTTGACCCTAACGATACTAATTATATCGGTAGAGTTATTGGAGATCAGACGTACAATCTGAAATATGATTCCGACGGTATCCCATTCTTACAATTAAGTGGCTCATTCCCTAATAGATCTAGGTATATTAGAGTAGAGGTATTCAAAGAGAATTACAATTATTTGAACGAGAGTGGAAGAATAAGAGTTGCCGCGTTCTCTAGTAGTTTACCCGCTGAAGTATCTGGTACTTTCTCCGGAGGTTCAGATGGATATGTAAAACACCCTAGATCATTTTTTGATAAAATTAGCGGACAAAACAGCCAAGGATTCAATTTAGATGATTTAGCGGGGGGAGCTTCTGGTTCAACTGCTTATATGGATGCTATTGACATTTTAGCTAATGCAGATGAATATGATATCAACATGTTACTCATGCCCGGAATTATTGACGGAGTAGGTGAACAACATGGTGAAATTATAACAAAAGCGATTGCCATGATTGAAAATCGAGGAGATATTTTCATGGTGATTGACCCAACTAGATACGGTGATACTATTGGACAAGCTATAAACGCAGCCCTAGCAAGAAATACTTCTTATGCTGCTTACTACTATCCATGGGTACAAATAGCTGACGCTGACTTAGGAAGAAATGTATGGGTTCCACCATCCACTGTAGTATCAGGAGTTATTGCATTCAATGACTACGTACAGTTTCCTTGGTATGCTCCGGCCGGTTTAAATAGAGGTGCCATTGACGTAGCTCTACAGGCAGAAAGAAAATTAACTTTAGGAGATAGAGATAGACTTTATACGTACAATATTAATCCTATTGCTACTTATCCAAGAGAAGGTGTAGTTGTATGGGGACAGAAAACTTTACAGAAGAAAAGATCTGCACTCGATAGGATTAATGTAAGAAGACTATTAATCACTGCTAAAAAATTCATCGCATCATCTTCTAGGTATTTAGTGTTTGAGCAAAACACCAAAGAAACAAGACTTAGATTCTTAAGTATAGTAGAGCCTTATTTAGAGAGTGTTAGAAGAAATCAAGGTTTATATGATTTCAAAGTCATAATGGACGAATCTAATAATACTCCTGATGTATTAGACAGAAATGAGCTAAGAGGTGCTATTTATTTAAAACCTACTAGAACTGCGGAATTCATAATCTTAGATTTCTTTGTATTACCTACAGGAGCTTCTTTCCCTGGCGATACAGAATAAACAAAAAAAATAGAATAAAATGGCATTTGAATATAAACCATTTGAGTATTTTAACCCTAAGCAGCAGATGAGATATGTGCTCTTCCTAACTAACGTTGGAGTACCTATCCCTACTTACATGGTTAAAACAGCTGATAGACCATCAATAGACCAAAATCCAGTTACAGTAGATTACGTAAATACAGAATTTAAAGTAAAGGGAAAATCAAGATGGCAGGATATATCAGTCACATTATATGATCCTATTGAAGTAAACGGAGCGAAGTTACTACACGATTGGATAAGTTTATTTCATCACAACTCGGGATTAAATCAATTACCTGCGGGTAGAACTCCAGGTCTTTTAACTCCGGGAGAAGATGGATTTATCCACGAGTATAAGAGAACTCTAGTTTTTCAAGCCTTAACTCCACACGGAGATGTAGCTGACGAGTTTTCACTATACGGCGCTTTCGTAGCAGACGCTAAATGGGGTAACATGGATTTATCATCCGATGATTTGAACATGTTAGACTTAACCATTACTTACGATTACGCCGTAATGATTCCTGCAAAAAACAAAGTAGTTACTACCGGAAAAGTAGACGCATAAAATTAATTAATAAACCACAGAGGTGCATCAGTGCACCTCTGTGCTTATAAAATACACATGGCATTTACACACAAACCTTTTAAATATTTTAACCCGAAGCAACAAATGCGCTTTGAGTTATATATGCAGGCGGATCCATTTGGTCCATTTTTCCCTACGTATGCCATAAAATCAGCAGAAAGACCTACTTTAGAGAATAATCATATCACAGTAGATTACATAAATACAGAATTTCACGTTAAAGGAAAATCAAGATGGCAGCCCATAACAATACGTTTTTATGATCCAATTGAAGATAATGGTGCCAAAATGTTACATGATTACATTAATAACTATCATCATAACTCCGGCACAACGGGAACATCTTTTAATCTTTTGACTCCGGGAGAAGATGGTTTTATACATGAATATAAAAGAACATTATATTTAAGATCATTGTCGCCTCATGGAGATGTCATGGACTCTTTCGTATTAGTAGGAGCATTTTTTGATTCTATTAAATGGGGAGAATTTGATATGTCTAGTGATGATTTAGTATTGATGGAAGGAACAATAGTATATGATTATGCCATGGTTAGAGGTAGTAAAGTAAAACTTCCTGATGTTGAAGGACCTGGATTAGATGGCGGAGGCGCTAATTTCGGAAAGCAATTAGGAGATGCAGCTATAAATATTGGAAAAGGTGCCGCTCAAGCACTTGCAGGAGGTGCGATAAGTGCACTAGGTAATTTGATTGGCGGTGGTGGAGGTGGTGGCGGAAGGAACTAGTTTTCTTTGTTTTGTATTAATTTTAAGTTTTTAGTATATTTATTATAAAAAGAAATGGCTAAATCTACGCCCATATTTAGACAGAAAAAAATAGACAGAACAGTAGCGATAGATTCTACGGGCGCTTCCGAATATACCCAATACAGACCTTTCGCTTATTTTGAACCTAAATTAAAAAATAGGTTTGTCCTTTACTTAGACGTACAAGGAATTTATATACCTAGTTATTTAGTAAAATCAGCGACTAAGCCCGGATTTACCTACGATAATATAGAATTACAGTACATTAACACAAAGACAAACTTTAAAGGTAAGATGACATGGGATCCTATAGAGATAGTACTATATGACCCTGTGGCAGCACATAGATTTTCTCCTAGAGCAGCTAATAATCCTTTTGTAGACTCCTTATCTAGTTCTGAGGAAGTTAATAATGATTCATCTGTTTTAATATACGAGTGGATACTAAACACACACTCAAACTACATAGAAGGAAAAGAATATGCGCTAGAAACATATAAGAAAACTTTAATATTAGAAACATTAATGCCGAGAACAAATATACAATCAGAAAGATGGGAAATACATGGTGCGTATGTTTCGGCAGTAAAATGGGGTGATTTAGATTTATCGGATGATTCTTTATCCACTTGTTCTGTAACAATTATGTATGATTATGCGTTAATAAAAGACGCTAATCAAAGAAAGGTTATTCCTTACAATAAAGAGCGTATTAATCCATTAGAAACACTACCTGATTCTATTAAATCTCTTAATCAAAAAATTCCATCAGTAGGATTATTGCCAAGATCTTAAAAATTAAATAAACATAAATATTATGAAGCCAGACAGAGAAGTTACATTTAATCAAAGTCCTAGTGAAGACGGTATGGAAATTCCTATTCCGGTTATTCCAACTGTCCCTCAAGGACTAAATCAGACTACATTATTAGTAGATTTACCATCTAGAGGTCTTTTTTACCCTAAAGAAAATCCTCTATCTTCGGGTCAAGTAGAATTAAGATACATGACAGCTAAAGACGAGGATATTCTAACCAACCAAAATTATATCATGCAAGGAACGGCTATTGAAAGAATGTTCCGTAACTTGCTTGTATCAGAAATTGATTGGGATGATTTATTAGTTGGAGACAAGAATGCGATTATGATTGCATCTAGGATTGCAGCTTATGGAGATGAGTACGTAATTCAAGTTACCACGCCGTCAGGTAATACACAGGACACAACCATCAATTTAAGTGAATTAAAGCCTAAACCGATTGACGAATCTGTATTAGTAACTAGGAATAGCAATTTATTTAAGTTATCGCTTCCTAAATCTAAAAAAGAAGTTCATGTTAAGTTATTAACAGGAAAAGAAGATAAGGAAATTGACGCTATTGTTAAATCTTACGAGAAAGTAGGGAAAGATCCTGGCTTGCTAACACTAAGATTGAAGCACATGGTCGTAGCACTTGATGGTAATGTTGACTTAGTATATATTAGAAACTACATTGACACAGACTTACTAGCAGCAGACAGTAGAGCTATTAGATCTTTCTTAAGTAAAATTCAACCGGATGTAGATTTTAACGTAGAAGTGATAGACCGGTACACCGGGGAGCCATTTCGCACTCCAGTGGTTTTCGATGAAAGATTTTTTTGGCCTGACCTCGAGAGATAGACAGTACATATATGAAGAAGTTTTTCAACTAATTCATTATGGAAAAGGATTTACATATAATGATTTGATGGACATGCCTATATTTATTAGAAAATTCTTTTACAATAGATTATTAGAAGCTTATGAAGAGAGAAATGAAGCAAATAAAAAAGCATCCAAAAAATCAAGAAGATAGAATGAAAGAAGTTAGGGAGGGGATTCTCTCCTCCCTTTTTTCATTATTAGCCATCCCTGCACAATTAAAAATGGTGGGTAGAATGTATAATGCTGCAAAGGAAGATGAGAAATTAAAAAATCTAAGAGCCCAAAGATTACAGCGTCTGCAATCTCTAAAACATGATTCTGATTCTAATAACAGACATTTTAGAAAATTAAAATAAAAATAGATATCTAAAATATATAAAATGAATAAAACTAATTTAGGTCATTTGAAAAAATTATTAGGATCAACTAAAGGTGATTTAGGAAAGTTGAAAACAAACTTAGAAAATGGCCACGAAAAACTAAGAGAATTAACAGAGAAAACAGAAGATGAATATGAAAATCAATTAAAGCAAGTAAATGCAATCCCGCAGACTAAAAAAAGCGTAGAAAAGTATCTTAGAGGATTAAAGATATTGATAAATGAAGAGGATAGGAAAAAAGATATTGCTCTATCTAGTATAGATTCAGCTATAGAAACTATAGATAGTGTTATACAAAAAATTGAAGACGCAAATAAACTTACTGCTAAGAAGGAAGAGGGAGAAAGAGGTCAAATAATACAAGAAATAACAGTTGCTTTACCTTCCTTGATAGAATTTATACAAACTGTATTCACTAATTCTAATTATTTAGTAAGTAGAGCAAGCAGAAATGCTTATATGTTATATGATCAATCTATTTTAAAAGACCAAGGTATTGCATTTGCAGAGCCACAATATTATCTACATGGAATACAAAGTACTCTAGGAAACCCTAAAGACCCAAATAGTCTGTCTTCGCAAATTAATGAATTAAAAACTAACGTAGGAAAATCAGGTAACATTCTAGCTAACGAGAAATCAAAAGGATTTTCCTTTAGCAAGCAAAACTTAGAAGCACAACAAAAAATAGATAAACAAAAAGCTTATGAGGCTGCTCTAAGAGGAAAACTTCCTAATATACAAGAAAGTGAATTATCAGATGCCGTTAAGGCATCTATTTCTTTTATAAGAGCACAAGAACCAAAAATAAATTCTGGAGAGCAATCCGATAACGAGCGAGAAATCAAGAAAAAAATAGAAGATACTTTTGGAGTATTAGCCCCGGATATAATAAAATATGCAGCTCCAGGTAATAAGAAAAAAAATATAACTTCAGGAAAAGAGTTATATCAGCAAATTAAACAAACAAGAGGATTTGGAGATAGACCTGAAATAGACTCTATTGGGGAAGAGATGAAAGTTAGATTTCTTAAAAATAGAGAAGCAAAATTTAAACCTAGAGATAAGTCTGCTTTCGAAACGACAAATCTTGAAAATGAACAGCCTAAAGATGAATCCGGAGGAGGGTCACAATCACCTATTGAAAAGGTTAAGCTTAAAGATGAATCCGGAGGAGGGTTACAATCACCTATTGAAAAGGTTAAGCTTAAAGATGAATCTGGAGGAGGGTCACAATCACCTATTGAAAAGGTTAAGCTTAAAGATGAATCTGGAGGAGGGTCACAATCACCTATTGAAAAGGTTAAGCCTAAAGATGAATACGGAGGAGGGTCACAATCACCAGGAGAAGTATCGGATGAAATGCTTAAAATAATTGAGCAAGCGGTATTTAATGGAACTGCTAGAGCTTTTAGTCAATTTTCAAATTCTCCGATAAGCGCGCCATCTGAATTTAGTGATTCGGCAATAGATAAGATAGGAAATACAGTTTATGAAGCAATGAAAAAAGCTTTAGACTATTATTCTGCATCTCCTGCTTTAAATATGGTTTTATTTGGAATAGACCCATCTGTTATGAAGTTATTAAAAGACGAGTTAGGAGGTCTTTCTAGTACAGGGGGCGGGACAGGTGATATGGATAAATTAGCCGAAGAATTAAGAAAAAGTAGAGAGAGCAATGAAAACCTAGCTAAAATGCAAGAAGCTAGAAGAAAAAAAGCAGCAGCAGAAAAAAGAAAAAAAGATAAAGAAGCAGAAAAGGAAAAAAAGAGAATAGCGGATCCTAATTCACCCGAAAGTATAGCTAAAAAGAAAAAAGAAGCCGACGCAGCAGAAAGAGCTCAAAAGAAAAAAGATAAAGAAGACCCTAATTCACTAGAAAATATAGCAAAAGCAGAAGAAAAAAAGAGGAAAGAAGAAGAAAAAAAAGCTAAAGAAGATAAAGCAAAGTTAAAAGCCGAAAGAGAAGCAGACCCCTTTAGAAAAAGATTAAAGACAATATTTAAAGAAGGAGAACAAGAATTAACTTTTTTATACGCTAAGACAGATGCTTTTGCAGGATGGATTCCAGGATTTAACGACGCTATATTAAAAGCTAGAAAAAGTGCTTTAGAAACTTTACGAGAAGGGTACGAAGCATTTGATAAAAAATATGCGGCATCTGGTAGCGCATTTAAAGGTATGTGGGCGTCACTAGAAGCAATGTACAGCGTATCACCTTTCACCGTTATAGTAGCAGGATTAACAACCATAGGGATACTTTTAGGTAAAACAATTTTTAATGCAGCTCAAAAAGTAAATACTCAAATAAAGGAAATAGCAGCAGAATTAGGAACATCAAATAGACAATCCTATGAGATGTTTAAAAATGCTA